CGGTTGAATACGAGGGGATAGTAAGTAAGAAAAGCCGCCACACGACTATTCAAGGCTATTCAAAAGATAGCGAAAAGTATAACATAGCGCTCAATGAAGGATGGAAGGTTTACCGATACACCGCATTGACGTATAAAAATATTGTAAACGATTTTAAATTATAATCATGCCACTAACCCCACAAGAAATTAAGAAAATAAAAGCCGAAATAGATAGATTGGACGGCTATACTGAAGGTTTGCGCGAATTATTGCGAGCCGAATCAATCCAAGAAGAAAAGCCAAAATTAACCCCTGCAATGGAGTTAGTCGGTAAGAAATACGCGTTCATGACATTGATTCAGAAGTTTTGCGTTGAGTATTTCATCGAAAACGAAACCGCAACTGCAAAATCAATAGCGGCGGCATGGTTTAATGTCAAAAATGAGAAACAAGTTAGCGAAAGCCAACAATCAGCAGCCCATAGCGCTATTACAGTTTTGATAAGGCTAGGCCTAGTTAAGACGGTCGGGAAATATAAAGACTACACGTATCAACTCGTAAACACCATCGAACAAACAATAAAAATGCCTATCATCCGCAAAGTGTCGGTGATGGCTATGAATAATTAAAAATGAGAAAAGTAATTATAAAAATCGCAGGTTATACGCTAAAATTTAGCGCTATCATTTTTTTATCAAACATTTGCATTCAGCATATAAGGCCCGATTTGGCATGGTATATCCAAAGCCCCATTGTTTGGGTAGGTGTATACCTTCCTTTGTGGATGGGATATGAAACTTTGGCAAAATTAGTTTTTGATACTTTGTCAGGCTCAAAACCTATCGAAAAAAGATAGAATTGTTTTAAAAGTGCTACTTTTGGGAAAAGAAAGTAGGCTACAATAGCGTAAAACATGACTAACAACCCAAAGAACCGCCAGCAATGGATATTTGATTTACTCAAAGTAGAATCATTAAATTGGACTGAATGCTTCGGTAAGTATTCGGAAACGTTCGGTAAGTCTGATAAAACATTTGATAAGGATTGGAAATTAGCTAATAAGAGAGTAACAGAATATCGAAATAAGGCGAATACGGCAAAAGAGGAAGCTAGTATAGCAATTGAAGTAGAGGCCGTAAAAAGTGGTTTAAAAGCTAAAATAGACCGATGCCTTGAAAAGCAAAAAGATGTTGATTTATTGAGGCAAACTGTAGAAGTTGGCTTGACAGATGATTTTTACATTTCCGATGGCCAATACATTTTGTTCCAACGCCCTATGACGGCCACCGAAAAGGCTACAATCCTAAAACGTGCTAGCGAAATCGAAGCCGAAATAAGTAAGATTGAAAGTGATTACGCGCCAATCAAGAGCGCAAACACAACCCCCACCGGCGAACAATTACCACAGCCACCGTCTGTAAATATCATAACTAGCAATGTGAAGTTATCAGATTCAGAGCAGGAAGTGGACAAAGAACATTAATACTATCAATGTACACTTTTAACACAACAGACGTATTTTTAGCTAATTACCAAGCTACCGAGGGTATAGTTATTAACCAAGGCGGGACCGATTCAGGAAAAACGTATGCACTTATACAAGTATTATTTACTTTCGCGACTACAATAACACCGCCGAAAGAAGACCCAATTATTACCGTAATCGGCGAAAGTGTGCCGAATTTAAAAAAGGGCGCTTATCGAGTGGCAAAGTCTATAATCGGTTCAACTGAGAATTTCAAAGAGTATATTAAATCGGTCAACGAAACGGACAGAACTATAACTTTTAAATCCGGTTGGATTATGGAGTTTATTAGCTGTGAAACCGAGCAATCAGCAAAGCAGGGGAAAAGGCAATACGCATTTTTTAATGAGGCCAACGGCGTAACATGGCAGATATTTTGGCAAATAGCGAAAAGAACCAGGATAAGAACATTTATAGACTATAATCCAAGCGCTCCGTTTTGGGCGCATGAAAATTTGATAGGTACCAATAAAGACACGAATGATTTAGGAATGGATGTCAAATTGATAATCAGTGATCATAGGCATAACACATTTTTAAGCGAAGAAGAACACAGGCGAACCGAAAGTATTAAGGACGCCGAATTGTGGCGTGTTTATGCCAGAGGCTTAACAGGGAACTTGTCAGGCTTAATATTTCCCAATTGGAAGGTTATACCGGATGATAAATACCCTTGGCAAAATGATAAATTCTTTGGCGGGTTAGACTTTGGATATACCAACGACCCAACTGCAGGAGTAAAAATTGTCAAAGTCGGGGATTCGTTATTCGTGCATGAATTGTGCTACATGCCTGGTATTTCGCCAATAGAAATAAAACAAATATTTGAGGCCAATGGGTTTGGCCGTGACCATTTAATATATTGCGACCATGACCCAGATATGATTAGCCAATTAAGACGGTTAGGAGTTATGGCATTTGCGGCGCGCAAAGGAGCTGGTAGTATCAATGCTGGTATATTGAAACTAAAGGAGTATGACGTATTCTATACTCAAAGCAGCGTAAATTTAGCGATGGAACGGGCGAAATATATGTGGATAAAGGATCAAAAGACGGGCAAAGCAATTAATACACCTATTGACATATTCAATCATTTAATGGATGCCACGCGTATAGCCGTCTACACTCACTTATTCAGAACTACATAACATGACCATAATATTTTCAGATAATTGCTTCCCTATGATGTCGAAGTATACACGATATTGGAAGGAAAAGTTAGTTTTAGAAAAAGCAAAAGAAATAGGGTTTAATAAATTAACCGTTGGTGAAACAATATCAGTAATAGACCATGTGGCACTAGGTCGGCAATATAATTTTGAAGTCACTGAAATTGACGAGAATATTATTTATTTGGACTGGTTAGCAACAATAAGATGATTAAATAACGGTTTAATCAAAAATATAATGTAGGTTTGTAAAAAATATTCAACCATGAAAAACTTAATCTTAATTTCAATCACTGCACTTTTATTCACAAGTTGCAAAAAGTGTTATCAATGCTCAGTAGTGTTGACTACTTCATCATCTCCATCTGTAGAAATGTTCACTAAATATGAATCGACTACTACTGATTTTTGCGGTAATGATAAACAAAGGGCGCAATTTATCAAGGAAGGTAATACAACAACCGTGACTAAAAGAGGCATTTATTTAGTGACTGATAGAAAGGTAACAAGCTGTAGTGCAAAATAAAATACGCAGATTAACAAAATAAATTTACTAAACTTTCAATAAATACTGAAAGTATAAGTACAAATGTATATATTTGTCAAAGCATAAGCCTTAAAACCTTATTAAATTGGCAAATATTATAACTAAAGCCGTTTTTAAAGCGGGCAATTCGCTTGTAAATTGGGCCTCAAAAGGTGTAGCTAATACCTACGTCACGAATAAGGACACATTTCAATTAATACCTATTGGTGGGCGCTATGGGTTTAAAGTCCTAAATAATGATGGAGTTATTAAAGCCTATGCCGAATGCCCGCCTTTGTCAGCTATAATTAACAAGAAAGGGCGAGCAGCAAACAACGGAGTTCACAAGTTATATCGTAAAGGTGGCTCAGAGGTTAAAGGTTATAGCCCATTTAAAGACATAATCAAAAGTCCTAATCCTTGTATAACAGGGAATCAATTTAGAGTTAATAGTCAATTCATTGCTCAATTATTTGGGTATTGTGTTATTTTAAAGACTTATCCTGTTGTAGGTTTTGAATTAGAAGCCCCACCAAATTTGTGGATTGTACCGCCTTCAATGGTGAAAGTAACTTGGAGCGAAGATTATCTATTTGCAGGAAGTATTATTGACCTAATAAAAGAAATTACATACACACCGCCAGGAAGCAAAACGATTAAACTTGAGCGCGAAGATGTGTACATTCTAACAGGTGAACAGCCTAGTTTATCGCACCCTTATTTAACTGAGTCTGTTCTAACAGGCCAAGAAGAAGTAATAAGTGGGCTAATTAATCTATTCAATACTCAAAATTCACTTATTGAAAGTCGTGGGGCAATTGGCATGATCACACCAGACCAAAAGGATGGCATGGGCCAAACATTCCCTTTAATGGATAGTGAAAAGGAAATAATACAAAGCGATTTCAAGAAATACGGGACTTTAAAAGAAAAGTTTAAGTACATAATTACAAATCAATCTTTGAAGTTTACGGCTATTTCGGCTCCGATTCGGGAAATGATGTTGCAGGAAACCGCGAAACAATATACACAAGCCTTGTGCGATGCTATTGGGTTCCCTTATGGATTAATGTCTGAAGGCGGTAATACGACTTTTAGCAATCAAAACAGCTATAAAAAAGAACTATACACCGACTTTATTATTCCTACTGATGTTCAATGGTGCCAACAATACGATGAAATGAGTGGTATTACTGAGGCTGGATTTGAAACCAAGGTAGATTATAGCCACTTATCAATACTAGCTGATGACGAAAAAGAAAAGTCAGAGGTTCGCAAAAATAATGTAGCAAGTATAAGGACTCAATTTTTATCTAACATGATTAAATGGGATAACGCATTAATCTTGTTAGGAGAACAACCGATAGGGGGCGAAAATGGTGGAAAATACTTTTACCAATTAGATCAAGAAATTCAACAAACTTTTACCTATGGCAAAGACACAAACCAAACTAACGGAAGCGGAAATAACCAAGGCAATCAAGGACAAGGAGAAAATAATCAAGTCTAAACAAATTGTAATAAAATGATTTACAAATTCGATACAACAAATGATTTATTTGATTTTGTCAAGGCTTGCCCTGATAATATCAACAAGCTAATTAAAGAAAAGAAAGCCTCTATCAAGTTAGCTGATGCTGTATTATTTAGCCCATCTAATGAGTATATTGCAAAGACAGGCATTAAAGAAGCTGGTTTAATTGATAAAGCCGAACCCACTTTATCTGAAGGCCAAATAATGGTTCGTGCTATCATCAATACTACAAATGTGTTAGATAGCCATGATGATGTCCATATCCCTGGTTTATGGAAAAAATCTTTACAAGAGAATAGATACATTTTACACCTACAAGAGCATGAAAGAAAACATGACAAAGTAATTAGCGATAATTTAAAAGCGTATACAAAAAATGTATCTTGGGAATCTCTGGGGTATAGTTTCGCTGGCAATACGCAAGCCTTGATATTTGATTCAATCGTATCTAAGGAACGTAATGAGTTTATGTATGATCAATATTTAAAAGGTTACATTAAACAGCATAGCGTAGGCATGAAGTACGTAAAAATGTATTTCTGTGTCAATAGTGGTGACGAATGGGCAACAAGCTATAAAGATAATTGGGATAAATACATTGACCAAGTAGTAAACAGAAAGGAAGCAGAGGTAGAAGGCTATTTCTTTGCAGTCACAGAAGCAGAAGTAGTTGAAGGGTCAAGCGTTGTATTTGGTTCAAACCATATTACACCAACTATCTCAGTAACTCAGTCAAAACAAGAAGATAATTCAGAAGCCGCTAATGATAGCACTTCGAATGACAATACAATCGAGCCGTCAATTGACACTCAAAAGCAAGTAAACATTATTAAAAATTTAAAATTCTAAAAACAATGAGTAACAAACCTCAAAAACAAACAGAAGCGGAATTTTTAGCCTCAATTGAAGGATTAGATGAAACCGCAAAGCAAACCGTAATTAAAGCTCGTGAACAATTCAACACGGCTATGGAAGAAATGAAGGCCGACATGATCAGCAAAGAAGATGTTGAAACTATCTTAGCTGAAACATTGAAAACAGCAACTGCCGCAACAAAAGAAATGATTGAAAAGTTACACGCCGCTGCAATCAAGCAAGGCCAAGAAATTGCCAACCTTAAAAACCGCCGCGAATCAGGTGTTCAAGCCAAATCATTTGCCGAGCAAATCAAAGAGCAAATCGAAGCCAACAAGGATGCGTTTGAGTCATACAAAAGCAATGCCCTTCAATCATTCAAGTTAACTCTTGATGTAGCACAAGCACAAAAAGCAAGTGCCAACATGACCACTTCGAACATCAACAGCACGCCAAATGTAGTAAGCACTAGCGTTGTGCCGGGTTTAATTGGTCCAATGGACATCGAGCCTATGGTTATCAATTTCTGCGATGTGGCACGTACAAACAGTGCTATTATCCACTACGTTGAGAAAAAGAATCGAGACGGTTCTACTATTTTTATTTCAGAAGCCGCATCAAAAAACAAAATTGACTTCGATATTGTTAAGAATACAAGTAACGCCCGTAAAGTTGCTGACTACATCAAAGTTTCAGATGAAATGTTAGATGACGTGGACTTCATGGCAGCGGAAATTGAAAGTGAATTAATGTATCAAATTCGTAAAGCCGCGGGTGCTGGTGTGTTAAGTGGTGATGGTAATTCACCAAATCTTAAAGGTATTACGCAATATGCGGCAGCTTATTCTTTAACCACTGTGTTAACAGAAACACCAAACAATTACGATGCTTTAATTGCCGCAGCTACACAAATCAAAATCAACGGCGGTATTCCTACTCACGCGTTCTTGTCTCCTGTTGACGTTGCAAACATGAAGATTAACAAAGGAACTACAGGCCACTACGTTATTGTAAACGGCGAAATGACTTTATTACCTTTCCAAGTTGTAGAGGTTGCTGATTTCACAGTTGGTAAGTTGTTGATGGGTGACATGCGTAAATCTAAGGTTCGCGTATTACAAGACGTAACTGTTGAATATGGTTATGATTCTGATGACTTCACAAAGAACATGAAAACAGTTCGCGCTGAAACACGTTTACACCACTACATCGCTGATAACCACGCAGCCGCATTCGTTTACGATGATATTTCTGATATTATCACCGCAATAACAGCCGCTTAATATTCAATATAAAATTTCAATCACATGGAACGTATAAATGTAATCGCAACTGGTAAACACCCAAACCGTAAAGAAGGCGACGCTCACGCAGTACTTGAAGTGCATGTAGAACGCTACGTCAAAAACGGATGGGTAAAATTAGCAAAAGGCGAAACCTTAGAGGCCCCAAAAGAAACAATTACAGAGGAATCAAAGGAAGCCGAGACCGATGTAATTGCGGAAGTGAAGCCTAAAACAAAAGCCAAAAAACAATAATTACAAATGGTTGCATTAATCAATAACGACTATTTTACCAACAGCTTGTCGCTACCTAATACGGATAGCGGCAAGCCTGAAGGTGAAGTGCTTACATCGCTAATACTAACGTTACAGCCAGCGTATTTAGATGATTTGTTTGGCGTCGAAATGGCAGAGGATTTCAATACTTCGATCGAAGATATTGAAACCGAAATCAATGACGTGCCGCAAAAATATCGAGATATTGTATTTGGAAAAACGTTCACGGCATTAAGCGGTGATAAATTAAAGTGGATAGGTTTATCAAGTCACGGGCTTGTTGCTGGCCAAGGAACTACAAACAAAGTAAGCCCATTGGCTAATTACGTCTACTTTAATTATGTAAGTCAGTTGATTAAAAGCGTACAATCTATTGGAGTTGTTGAGCCTAATTTTGAAAACGGGAAACTAGTTTCACCGCATCAAACATGTGTGAGTGTGTATAATGCCATGGTAAAGAATCATTTAATTCTTAATGAATTATTGCTTTCCGATACAACAGCATATTCGACATACAAACCGCTTAATTTAGATTTATTCACCTATCTACCCCATGTAATCTAATGCCGAAAACCTATAACAAGTTGCCTATTTCAGTCCCTTCTGTGTTTACCACAATAGTAGACACCGTAAGCGACAACATAAGCGAACAAATAGGGGCAAGCGTTAAATTTAAGCATGGTACTTGGGATCATGTAATAAGTCGTTTAATTGCTGAGTCAAAAGCTACATCTTCCAAAAACGAAAGATACCCGTTAATAATTCTCATTCATAACTTCGAAGAAGTGATAAGCGATGATTATTTGGGCATTGACGTAAGCCTTGACTTTTGTATATGCACTCAGTCCCAAACCGGACTATTAAGCGACGAAAGATATAGCCAAAGCTATTTGCCTATATTATATCCAATTTACGCTGAATTCATGCAAGTAGTTGCAGATTCACAGTATTTTGACGGCTATAAATCGAAATGGTACCCACATACAAAGATTGATGATTTGCACATGGGAGATGATGGTAAGCGTGCGTATAAATTACCTGATATTTTAGACGGTATATTTATCCAAGGATTGAAATTAAAAATTGATGAACAAAAATGTATTTAGTAAAATTAAAAAATTAAACAAATGGCAAAAACAATTATAGGCTGGCTTGGATGCGATAGTTCAGGTAAGGCCCAAAATACAGGTGTACAAACCTGCATCATTGACCCTAAGTTATTCGAAGATATAATCTTCATTCCAAAGGGCGATGTGATTACACCAACAGAGGCACTCTCATTGACCTCTAAAATTAATTCAATGTTGGTTCATGACAACCCTAATAAACGTTGGTACCCTATCAACGATTTAGTAGGATGCGAAGACAAATCGAGTGAATACACAGTTGAGACCGCTGGCTATGGCGGTCAGTTCTATGGCAACGATGGAAAACAATTTTTCATGTTTGCTCATAAAAGTGGGTTAACGATGCACAAACAGTATCGTAAATTTCACCAAATGCAGGAGAAATATGATTTTATTTCTGTTGATCGTAAAAATAAAATCCTTGTAGGAGTTGAGAAAGGTGCTGACTTTGGTGGCTTTAATTTAGAAAACATCATTGTACCTGATTGGAAATTAAGCACCGGCGCCGCTGCTATGTATAACGTAGGTGTTGCCTTGCAAGATTCTACAGAATGGAATGATTCAATTACATTCATTAAGATGCCTACCGACTTGTTACCGACATCTATTCGCGGTTTAAAACAAACGGCGATTAAAGTAACCGGAACCGGAACTTTCTCGTCTTTACGTGTAGCAACGTTCCAAGTCGTTACACCTCATGGAAATATGTATAGCACTTACAAAACCGAGATTTTAGCCTCAACGGGCGCGGTTATTAAATGCTATAACACAGCAACCGGAGCGTCATTAACAACGTCAACGATTACCGGCGATGATGTGACAGAACAATTTACAATTACTTTAGGTGCTACCGGATTCCCTGGCACTGCAGGTGATGAAATTACATTGAAATTCGGACCCGTATCAGATTTGATTACGGCAACTATTCCCGGGTTCTCTGAATGTGAATTGAACATTGCACGTGCATAAATTTAATTAAGGCGGGCCATAAACCCGCTTTAATTTCATTCAATCTTTAGCTATGGGAGCAATATTTGAAGTCGTAAACAATGTCGCAAAATTAGACCTAACGAAAGAGGCTATGCGAGCTATTGTCACCCATAAAGAAGACATAGCAGACATCAACCGTGAGCAATTACTAGATGGGTTAAATACTGACGGCGTGAAAATTACACCAGATTATCAGAGCCCTGCTTATGCACGAATGAAAAACAGAATGAACGGAGCGCCGGGTTACGGAACTCCTGATTTATACAAGCGGGGTAACTTCCATGAAGGCATTAAAGTTGACGTAGTGAATAAAGACACATTTGACCAAAATTCAACTGACAGTAAAAACCAAATGCTAAAAAAGAAATATCCTAAAATTTTAGGGTTAAGTGAAAGCGGGAAAGAGGAATTAATCGATAATAAAGGATTTGAAGACACATTACTTTCAAATATTAAAGAAGTGACAAAATTATGATGTATAAAGACCTAAATATCCCATTAATAGAATTCGTAAAGGTTATTGAAACTGGCGATACTTCTACTATTGAGAATTGGCAGTCATTATATATGCAGTATCTCGAGGCTTTGGGGGATAAAAACATTTCAATCATTGTTACGCGATCAGCAGAGATTGAACAACTTGAAAATAAAATACGAATTGGCGAAGCCGTTATAAATATATACGACATAACAAAGTCTTACGCCACAGCGAAGTTACTTCAGGAATTCGGGTACAGTGTAGGAATTGTACTAAACGAATCAAATGCGGATGCCTACGTTAAGGCTGTCCATGGGTACTTGAAGTCGGAAAAGTTTAGGGTAAAAGAATTGCTCGAATCAATCAAACTACCGGAAGGTGACAAGGTTACGTTAAACCTACAATTCTTTCAAGGCATGATTGTCAAATTTGAAATAGCCTTTAAAAAAGATATTGACATCGACAAATTAAAACTTTTGAAATACTGTGAGTATTATAAACAATATGTACTTTACATCGAATCAGAAAACAAAAAGAATAGCAATGATATTATTTAGTTTAGGATTTTTTGCGGCTGTATTATTGTTTGTCATGTATAACATGGCATTGAAATACTTACTAAAAAAAGGCAAGTTAGCCGTTGAACAAGGCAATGAAATAATTGACCAATACAACCAAGTAGCGTTAGACTTATACGAATTAGAAAAAGAAATTTATGGCCACTAGAATATCAGAAATAGTAGAAAAGCAAGCCTATGACCAAATTGCCCAACTTAATAAAATGTTGGGTGATGCCTTGGATATGTTTAACAAGACGGCCAACGGGGCTATCTTATTAAACAAGGCTATTTCTGAAAGTAATTCGTTTGTGCAGGCAGCTAATAATACCAATTCAACAACCAAGGCATTAACAGAATTAGAAAAGATTGAGCGTCAAATCATAACTACTCAGTCAAAATTGAATGCGTCACAATCTTTGCAGGCTCAAATACTTGCAGAGGAGAAAATGAAATTGCAGGAATTGAACCGCGAAACAAAAGAATTTATTAAATCAAAACAAGTTCAAGCAGGCTCGATTGAAGAACTTAGAATGAAGTTAAGAGCAGCACAGCAAGAATATGACGCTATGGCCGCAAGCGAACGAAATGCAGGACGTGGAACGGATTTGATTAACCATATACAAAAAGTAGATAAGGAATTAAAGCAACTTGAATTTAATAGTGGTCGATTTCAAAGAAATGTAGGTAATTACGCCAGCGGGTTTAGTGCTATAAATAATTCAGTTTCACAACTAGCGCGTGAGATGCCCGCCTTTACGAATTCGGTTCAAACAGGGTTCATGGCTATTTCTAATAATTTACCCGCCTTATTTGATTCTATAAAAGGGATTAGAGAGGAAAATAAGTTAGCAAAAATAGAAGCAGTTGCGGCGGCAGAGGCTCAAGGATTACTTGCAAGAGAACAGGCCGTATTAAGTGGGGCGACAGATGAAGCAGCCGACAAGATCAAAGAACAGGCAACAGCCTTAGCCTTATCAAGCGCTGAAGGGGTAAAAGGCAAAGGCATTTTACAGCAATTAGCGGGTGCATTTTTCTCATGGAATACTTTATTAACTATTGGCATTACTTTGTTGACTGTGTACGGAAAAGATATAGTAGAATGGATTGGTAGTTTAATTAAAACAGAAGAGGAAGTAGATAATTTAGCCGAAAAGCAAAGATTATTAAATGAAGCCTTTGCTGACACATCGGTGAAAGAAGCGATAAAAAATGTAGAGGAACTAGGTATTAATATAAAACTTGCTAAAGAGGGGTTTCTTGACAAAGAAACCGTTGTTAAGCAGTACAACGAAACCATAGGTAAAACAACGGGGCTAGTCACGTCGCTTGATGAAGCGGAGCAACAATTGACAAAAAACGGCAAGGCATATATTGAAATGATGCTTTACAAAGCCGCCGCAAATTTAGCACTCGAAGAAGCCGCGAAAAAAGCCCTTGATGCCGAAACTAAGCGCCAAAAAGATTTAAGCGCTATTGATGCTAGTAAAGGTAAATACGGCGGGTTCATTGCAGACATCAAGAATTTAAACAAAGAGCCTGGGGTTGATTTAGAGGAAGCCACGCGAAAAGATGTAAACGCCGCAGCCGATGAATTAAAAAAAGGTGGCGATGTGTATATTGGAATTGCAGAGGAATTCTTTAGGAAAGTAGCAAATATAACGGCTAAAAATAAATTTAATATGCCGCTATCTGGCATAACGTCAACAAGTGGTACTAATAAAGCCAATGAAAAAAGCGTACAAAGTGCCAAAAAAACAGCCGAAGAAAAGCTAAAAATTGAAAAAGAATATGTTGATGATATTAATGCGCTAGATAGGCAGGTGCAATTAATGAATGAAAAAACCGATGATGCCACTATCGACAGAGTAACAAAAGGGCTCGAAGAAAAAAAGCGCCTCAATGCTAAATATGCAAAAGAGGAACTTGATTTAATCAGTGAAAATTTAGAAGCAAATCAAAGAATGTGGGATAATGC